CCTTGTCTCTTTACTTGCTTAGAAGTATTAACACCCAGTCTACTAGAGCGACCAAAACCAGGTGAAACGAATTGTCTTGCTTTTTCTGTAACTGTACTGAATAGATTTTCGTACTCTATTTCTTCATGTAAAATTTCTATTACTTGTCCACCAATATCATTATTTTCACAAAGAACATATGCATTATTATATTCTCTACCTAGCTTTGCTATAACTTCAGGATAAAGTAGAGGAGCAATCTTATTGTTTCTATATGTTGATACAATTTTATATGGCATATCTGTTATGTCAATAACAACACATGCTGAGTAATCACTACCTATGCCTCTTGCGGTATCAACAACTATACAATAATAATGTTTTTCTGCTGGATTTTCATATATTGATAATCCATCTTCATTATAAAATATAGGCTCTTTAGAACTTAATGTTGCTATTGTTCTAGCGTTAATAAGAGTGTTAGACGAACCAAGAAACGCACATAACACTTCTTGATTAAATTTCAACTCACCAAGAAGTTTTAATTGTTCCTCTGCCCACTTCTCATCCCTACCTGGAATTTCAGTATAAGGAATAAAGTGATTGATGAAACCATTACTGCCTTTTTCTGACTCATTCCAAAACTTCCAGAAGTGGTTATAACCTAGAGGAGTTGAAGTAAGTAGAATCTTAGTAGTTTCACCCGCAGAAATTGTTGGATATACAGAAGCAAAGAACTCATCCGCAACATTGTTTGGAATGATTGCCGCTTCGTCAATGTACAACCAGTTTACCGATTTACCACGAATACCAGATGTGGTTGTAGCTGCTGTAAATATTCTACAGTTATTCTCTAACTCAATGTCACCCTTGTTCCAAGTCTTAACACCTTGTTGCATCCATATAGGCAAGTTTTCATACATCGTCTGATAACGTGCTAACACTTCCCTAGCAGAAGCAGTCTTGTTACCCATGATAGCAACAGTTTTATCTGCGTTAAATATAGTGTAATGAAGAATACACGCTGCTGCTGTAACCGTTTTACCTTGCTGTCTACCCTCCATGAGAATAACTTTACGATTATTTAATATTATATCTACTTTTTTCTTTTGACACTCATAGAGTTTAAATAATTGTAAGCCACGATCTAGGGTAACAATGTAACAATAGTTTTCTATAAAATAAATAGGATCTTTTTTACATCTGAGATACTCTTGAAGTTGCTCTTTTGTAAAAGAATGCTCATAACCGATATTTTTTAGATTCGGATTACCATGATATGAAGTTTTTTCATCACTCATTTTCTATAACATCTTTATTTAATGCTCGTAATAAATCTTTAGTGCTTCCTACAAATAAATTATTATTTGTTACACTGTTTCCTACAGGTATCTTTTTGATTGCAGATACTTTTGCTTTCTTTTCTTGAATATCTAACATGCTTTGTGCGCTGTCTTGAAGTGTTTTAATTAACTGTCCTGCTACTTCATATGCTCTAGGTGAATCACTATTTTTTGCGATATGCAATATACCCTGTATCGCCTGATCACTGTAGTCAGCGGTCTTTTTTAATATGTCTCTAGCATCTTGAAAATCATTCTCCAAATCTTTTTCTTGATCAGGCAAAGGAGTTGGCAAGTTATTTTCAATTCTTGTTTTTTTTAAATTTACATCTAAGGCTCTAGTAGGAGAAACTTTAAATGTGTTGTCTAAACTATCAAATGTACTCATTATTATCTCAGTAATATGGTTTTAGGATTCATAAACATCTTCAAAATTTACAACAAAAATATGTGGATCAGCAGGTGTTGCTGGGTCTACATCTCCAGTTGCCTCAATTGAAGCAGTTACTTTAGTTCCTGTTTCAGATTCTAAACCCGTATATGCATTAGCAATTGCTTCTCTAATAATTTTTTGATTTGAAACATTGCCATAAAAATTTATTCTCATAGTAAAATCTAAAGTCCATATAATAGTTTGTCTTGCTGCTAACTCACCTTCATAATTGTCATCATAGTTTACGCTATCTAATGTGATTTTAATATCTCTTTTTATTCCTAACTCAGGAAGTTCATTTACGGTAATGCTAAAATCTGGATTAAAAAATGGAAGAATTTGTTCTATGATTTGTAGACCATCTTCTTGATTTTTTGCAAACACATATAACGATAATGTCATATTCCAAGGTGTAGATACAAACGATCTGCTAACACCAGTGGCAGGTGCTCCGTCTATTATTGCTTTATTATTTTGTATAGGGCTTACTTTTCTAGCTACATCATACTGAAAAGATTGTATTTCAAAACCCATTCTAGGTAAAAGTATTGCAGTTAAATCTTTTCTTTCATCTGATGTAGTTCTGATTCTTGTTAAAAACTTTTGCTTAGTAGAATATGCTAAAGGAACTCTCAGTACTTGTTGAGTGACACCATTGCCGTCAATACGATTTATATTAATATTAGAAAATATTGTACCAAAAGCAGTGATTGCTTTTTTTATGTGTTGATGATAAAATTGCACATTTTTAAACATTAGATTATTTCTCCGAAAGGATTCACTTCAGAAAAATCTAAAATGTCTTCAATATTATTGAAATTTTTAAAATCTTCAGAATCAGTTTGTGCATCACTATTAGTTGTTAAATAACTTTCAAGTATTAAACTAGAGAAATCTTCAAGTAAGAATAAGGTATTATCTTCCAACAAGAATTGATAAACTAACATATCAAGACTATCTTCTTCAGCATTCGTATCCAACTCAACAATACCAGTTTCAATAATTTCAGAACTGTATTCAAACAATTCACACTTCAATCTGTAAGTGTAAAGTTTGCCTGCTTGATAAAAAGGATTGTTAAATTCTACTTCACGGATTTCAAACAGTGAATTAGTTTTTTGAAAGTATAATAAATCACCTTCAGACGGGCGAGTGTCTTGTGTAAATGTGCCACCTGAAGTTCTTACTAATTCATCCCATCTGCGTCTAGCTAATATAAAAGTTGCGCTGTCTCTTACTTCAAGACCAAATTTACTGAATAACTCTCCATCACCTCCGAAACCTTCTATATTTTCAAGGTACATTTCCAATGGATACGCTTGAATAAACTTAGACAAGGTATCTTCATCAAAAATGGTGTCTTCTTTAACTAGAGTACGAGGGAGATAGAATACATCGTGACCGTATATTTTTAGACTCTCAATAATTAAGTCTTCTATTAAACGTTGTTCAGATGTAGTACCGCTAGTATTCCCTGATTGAAAATAGAAATTTGTGGGCATGTTACTACCCTATCATAAAGGTTGGAGGAAGTTCATACTTGAGTTGCATATCTTGTTCGATTTTTTCAATCTCAACTATAGCTTCTTCGTAAATTTTATCTCCATTAAGTGTAACACCGCCTGGAAGTAATATACCTCCAAACTTTTTCATGTTCTCGCCCCACTGTCTTTTTATAAGAGCAGTTGCGTATTTTTTCAGAAACATGTCATCATAAACCTCAGAAAATTCTGTTGGGTCTACAATACTATATGATTCAAGAACCACATAATCACCAGGATTAAAAGTTAAATCCCAGTCTGTATCAATATATACCCGATTCATTTTTCTATTAAAACGAATCTGTCTTTGATTAACCAATAGCTGTTCAAGTGTTGACAAATGGGTTTGCACTGCTGTATAATAAATCATGTCAGCGCCAAGCAAATTATACAAGTCATTCTGTCTGAATTGATACATCAGATCAAATAACTGTCCATCTTTTGTGGTACTTGTAGCAGCTCCACCAAAATTGAACATACGAGTAATAAATAATACACCATTACCAACTGATATATACTTATTACTCATATCACCAGCAGTGAAAAAAGTAGTAGCATGAAGTGCTGCACTGTAATTTGAAATACTTCCTCTTACATTTTCACTTGCAACAAATGTACCTTTAGTGTCTTCAGTGATAAATCTATTAAGTGAATCTATTTCTTTTATAACAGTAGTAGCACCTGAAGTTAACCCAGTTAAAGTTTCACCTACTATATAATTACCTGTCAAAGCAGATGCTAAGGTTACCGTGTCACCTGTAATTTGATGTGAAATAAATGTCTTTTGACGACCGTCAAAATGATACTCATACCAAAACTGTAAGGCATCATCAATGCGATCAGAAATTTGATCTTCATCTACGTTGATTTCAATTACTGGAAAACCAAGTCTTCTTAAACAATAATCAATTAAGTCTTGTCTTGATGATAATGCCACTTTTATTTCCTAGTAGATTACTAATTAAACTTTACTCTATTTATAAAGTTTTTTTATTCTGAATTATATTTCAGGAAAGAGACAAGTTTGAATAAATTTATATTGATAATTACTCATGATGTAACAACTAAAATTATTAATTGTCACACCATTCATAAATAAGGAAGAATTATTTTGTAGTGATATTTTTCAATGCTATGACCATTGATTTTAAATACCTATTAAGTACTACTTTCTTCTACAGGAGTTTCTTCAGATGCTGCTTCTGATGGTGCAGGTATTTCTTCAGGTTCAGCTACTAGAGGTTCGGGTCTAACTACATTTAGTAGATGCTCAACCAAAGTATACCTGCTATCATTATTGACTGGAGGTGCGCCTACGATTATCATACTAATGTTGCCTTCGTAGTGGTTATACACAACTACCCAAGTATTGAAGTCATTTACCACTGTCTTACGGATGTTAATACCTTCGTTGTTCAGCGTGTAGAAATAGACATCCGTGCCACTGTCTGGAGTAAAACTTTGAGCCAGTGCCAAAAAGTCTGTTTGATTGATTATATCTATAGTTTCCATTTATTACTCCTATCGAATTAAAATTTGTCTGGTACCTAACAACTGAAACAACTGTGTTACTGTTGGGCTAAAACTGGGTATTACCGGTGGTTCTATTACTTTTGATGTGCCAGTTAATGGTGTGCCTGAAGAATTAATAATAATGCCTTCTTGCGTCAAACTATTTGTAGTAGCTATTGTTGCATTAGGCGTAACCGTAACAACACTCGTTAGTACAGCGGTTCCGGGTGTTGATGGCTGAGTTCCAGAGACCAAATAAGTTAGAGTAACACTTACCGTAGACCCACTTGTGGCGATGGTAAATGTTTTAGTTGCATTTGCCCCCTGTACTGTGTTGAGTAATTGTAAAGTAGCAGTGTTGTTTGAAACAGAAAAATTTCCACTGAGACTCGCACCGTTAATGTCCGCGGTTGTAACCCCAGTACCTGTAATAGTATACGGAACTGAAGTGTTGTTAAGTGCGCTTGAGGTGTTTAATGTTAAAGTAACTGTATCCCCTGCACCAACAACAGAAGCCGATGTAGATAATACCTGATCAAAAAAAGTTATAGTAACAGCACCATCATCATCACTAACACCTGCGGTATTTACTTGGGAACTGCCTGCATTATAAGACCCACCGCCACCCCCACCAGCCCACGGCCCGCCTGCGCCGCCACTATATCCTCCGCCGCCGCCTGCGCCGCCGTTTGGAGTTTGCGTTCCGCCGCCGCCGCCACCAAAAGATCCTACCGCTGTATTTGTTCTTGCGCTGGATGTATTAGAAATGCCGCCCAAACCGCCGTTGGTAAAAGAGGCTCCCCCTGATCCACCCCCGGCGGATACGCTCTGCCCATTACCGGTAAATCCACCGCCACCGCCACCATAACCAGATGAGTTGATTACAATGCCACCGCCACCAGCAGTGCCTCCTGCGGGACTTCCAGAAGTTGCAGCGCCACCGGCTGTGGTTAAAAGTGCGTTTGAGCCAAGGCTGCCCATTGCACTAGCCTGTCCGCCGCCGCCGCCAGCAATAACTAATATTGACCCAGTGTCATTATAGGGACTTTTAATTACAAAAGTACCGCCGCCGCCGCCGCCTCCATAATTGACAATCGAATTACCTTTTTGCCCTACAAGGATTTTTATAACATCGCCTTCCGATAATATAAAATCTCCTATAAGCCTAGCACCAAGTCCCCCGCCGTAGCCGCTGCTTTTGCCGCCGCGAGCGCCTAAGGCATTTATCTTGTAGATACCTTGTTTAGGTACGGTCCACGATATAATACCGGAAGTAACATTGAGATAATCGGTGTTGTTCTTCCAATCGGCAACTTCAGGCCCTGTTAGTCCAGTTCGGGCCTCAGCAAGAGTTGGGCCTTCCCTACCTAAGGAACCGCCGGGAGTAAACGTAGCAGTGGTAAAAGCGTAAAGCGCCATAAGTTACGATCCTATCCAAAATTGTGATGGATCAAAGTCTAAAGAATCAGCAGTATTAAAAGATGCTCTGCTATAAAAGTTAATAATCATAATAATACCCCCTAAATTATTTAGGCATTAAAAATGCCATGTTGTTTCCACCGGCGGGAATTATCCAATAATCGGTATTTGTTCCACCCGCAGAAAAGAACCCATCAGCATCAACCGGTATCGTCATTGAATCTAGGAATATGTACTTTTCACTACTAAACGGACCAAATACTTTTAGGTCAAATATTCTGCCCAACATACTAAACTTATACTGTGGTCCACTGTAAGTGTTGGATTGGGCGTTGGAATAATAGTTGCTTTGTATTCCATTACTTGTCCCGCAACTTAGTGTCGGTTCATACACTGTGAACAACAAATTAGTTGGTAGAGTAGCAGGAGAATATTCTTGGAAAGAAGACGAGTGCACCAACGAGTAATTGTTATTCCCGCGAGCGCTAAACAATATAGGACCGTAACCAACACTTGCCGAGCCGGAGGAAACGTAAGTGCTACCAA